AAGTTCATACCCCATATAGGATTAAACGGTTATCTAATATTTTGAAAAAAAATAAATAACCGCAGTTTCTACTATATTTAGTTCTTATTTCAGGCTCTAGAGATCAGTGCAAAGGATGGAAAGACTGTCCTAGAACCTCAAATAAAAACTACACTTGTCCTCACCTTCAAATTAAAGATATCCATGTAACGTGTCAATCCCATTTTTGCTTATTGACAAAATATGTACCACCCATTACGTAGTAATGATGATAAAAAAAGAAGGCAAAAACCTTCTTTATCTTGGTTAGTCTTTATCTCTTACGTGATTTTTAAGAGATCCATATTGAGCATAATGCTTAAACTCGCTCATTGTCTTTAGATTTAATTGCTCATTATCCATCATGTTTGCTCTAACTATAGCAGTTGCAACCTGTGGACTTACACTGTTTCCAACTTTCTTGATCTGTTCAGTTTTTGTCATTCTTCCATCTAAACTGAAATTATAATCTGGTGGAAAGCCTTGAGCTGCATATAGTTCTTTAGGAAGCAACATTCTCATCTCTATATCAACCATAATGTATTCAATGCTATCTATTTCAAAAATCATCAACTCATCATCTTTTATTGAATAACTGCCATATTTGTTTAATAAGCTTCTTATTTGTGGCCAATATCCTATTTCAGAGTTTTGAACTTTTTCAAATCTTACTTTAACAAGTCCATGTCGCTCAACTGCTGTAATAGTGTTAAGTGGCTTATCAATGTTACCAGCATTATCTCCATTACCATAGTAACTACTTATGATAGCTGAACAAAGGCCGTTGTGATCGATACTAGTTATTGTATCAAGAGGTTTTTTTATATCACTAGCTTTTAAAGAATCTCCACTATAGTGTTTAATTATATGTGGAATTACTACGTTGTGTTTAATCGTTCCCACTAGAGTTCCTAATGGATCTTTAGAATCATTAACTCTTGGTTTTTGCCCCTTTGCTTCACCATAACCAATCGGTATGATTGATGGATTTATCAAATAGTGATTTTTAGCAGTAGTTATGGTTGGTACTGGTTCATCAGTTTTAGATCCTTGATATCCTGTATTGTTTATCATTAAAGTTGGTGTTACTATTCCATATCTATTACTTCCATCTAAAGTTAATATTGGATTATTGATATCATACACTCTTTTTTCACTATTTTTAGTTTCTGTATGATATTGAATTAAGAATGGATCTGAATTTTTTATTACAAATTTATCTATACCACGTACTATTCGCTTTAAAGTATTTTCAACTAATGGTTTTTTTCTATCAAAAATAGATTTACCTGGTACACTCCAATCTATAATATCCTTAGCGGCTTTATAAGGTTTTAATCCTTTACCTTCTCCATGAGTTGGTTTTGGCCATACAATTGGTTGACCATCACACCTCGCAATAATAAACAATCGTTTTCTAGTTGTTGGTGCTCCATAATCGCATGCTTTAAGTTCTTTTGATTCTACTTCATATCCTAAATCAGTAAGTGCATTTAACCATTGTTCAAATGTCTGTCCTGATTGTTCTTTAATAGGGTATCCTTTATCATCAAGTGGTCCCCATGTCTTAAACTCTTCCACATTTTCAAGCATGATTACTCTTGGTTTAACAGCTTTTGCCCATTTAACAACAACCCATGCAAGATCTCTAATTTCTTTTTTCTTTGGCTTACCACCTTTGGCTTTACTAAAGTGTGTACAATCTGGGCTAAACCAAGCTAATCCAACTGGTCTTCCATCAGTCACTTCTAAAGGATCAATGGCAAATACATCATTTGTGAAATGTTGAGTATATGGGTGATTTTCAGTATGCATTAAAATAGCATTTTCATCATGATTAATAGCAATATCTACAGGTCTACCTAATGCTAATTCAATACCAGTTGATGCACCACCACCACCTGCAAAATTGTCAACTATCAATTCTTTGAAAATATTATCCTGGTAGTATTTCATCTGTTTTCTCCTTTGAATGCTTGTTTTTCTTTATGTTATCTTGCCAATAACTTAATATTTTTAATAAATCTGTTTCTAGTGTGCAAAAATCTCTATGTTTAAAACTTTTACTTCTAATTGTTCCATGCTTACTCAATCCTAAGTCATTCATAATAAAATCATCACGAAACCTAAAATCAATAGTATTTCCATCATTATCAAAGTAATGCATCACAGAAGCTGGAAAACATATTTTTCCAAATGGATCATTTACAGGTGCACAGAGTATCTTGTTACCTATGTTGAAGCACAACTTATAATGATTTTCACTTTGAAATGAGTAAACATACTTATTATCAAAACCAACATGATATGTTAACGTGGTTGCTACTTTAATAATGTCTCGGATGATTTCATTAAGACTTTTATAGAACAGAATAGGTATAAACATTTGATAAACCATTTTTGCAGTTCTAAGTGACATCATGTCGTACTTAGATTGATTGAAACTATCAAACCACTTTTCTACTTCTTCATTTAATCTATCACTGTTATTCTTTTCAACTGGAAACAATAATGAATCTATTGAGAGTTGTTCAATCATATTTTTACTACCTCATACTTTAGTAACTCATCTACAGAGATATATTCAAGACCAAAGTGGTACTTTTTAAGTCTCGGATTAAAGTCTAAGTATTGCTGCTTTGTCATTTTGATTAAACCCCAATTTTTCCAGATATCCTTTGGGCATAATACTCTAAGGTTAGAACTAAATACTTTTTTTGCTGCTTTGATATCACTTGAGTAATAAGCTAAATCAATCTTATGTGTAATTGATCCGCTATTTTCCTCATTTGAAATATATGCAAAAGATACTTTATCTTTATAAAAATTCATGAATGGTATATAGATGAAATGGTTTAAATTATTCATGTTTTACACCTTTTCCTTTGCTCGGATTTAACTTCCTTAATTCAAATCTATTTAAAGCTTCAATTACTGTTTTTCTGGATACATTGCATTTCTTAGATATTTCTCGAATGGAATATCTACGATCTACATACATTTTTTTTAACTTATCTTTATTTCCATCTCTTAAAAAGGGATGTTCAAGTTTTAATTTCATCTCTCTAAGGTGTCTATAGACAGTGCTATCACTAACAAAATGTAAATCAGCAATCTCTTTGACAGATTTCCCATTTTCATACTGGATACGAATTGTATCTTTATGAAGTTCTATCTTCTTATTCATCAAGATTCACCTCATCAGTTAGTTCGTAGATCCTTGAGAGTAATCTTTCAACATATTTTTTATCAGATATCTTTTGTTGATATTTTTCACCAAGTTCTATGATGCTATAGTTTGATGTGATAATTGTTAGATGCCTATGAGTCAATCGATACTGTAATATTGGCATCAATACTTCTGTGAAAAACCATTCAGAGTTGTATTCAGCTCCAAGATCATCTATGACAAGTAAATGAGAGTTATTAAGTACTTGTATTCTAGTTTCTAGGTTATCGAAGTCTTTTGCTACTCTTGCAAAGCTAGGAGCAAATAAGAATGCTCCTTTAATGCCTTTATCAATCAGTTCATTTGTGATTGCATTAGCAAGATATGTTTTACCAACTTGAAATTGTTTTGAATGAATGTACAATCCACGATTTTTATCATTCTTTTTGTCAACAATCCCAACTGCTAGTTTATAAGCTCTTTTTCGATTTAAATTATTAAGTTTAAAATCTGATAGAGATGCTTTTAAATCTCTTGAGTCATCACCAAAGAGTTTTATAGAGTTTTGTCTTTGTATTTCTAGTTGCTTTTCTTTAGTGTCTACAAAGACTATTTCTAGATAAGGTTCTTTGCGAAGTTTTACTGTCATGCCTGGATGCTCTTTTTCTTTGAGATTAAGATAGTTGATTGCTAACATGACATTGCTTTTATTAGTAACATCAATATCAGCTGTTTCAGGATCTGATAATACACGTTCTACAAATTCTTTAAAACTATCTGTCTTCTCTTCTGACATATGGTGTAATTGGTTCTTGAGATTTTGCATTAGTAGATACCTCCTTGTTACTGTTTGAGTTTTCCCATGTTCTAACTGCAGCTTTCCAATCTTTCATCTTGTTTTTACCAATCATCCAGTTTTTAGCAAGATAGAAATTAAACCATCTATTTGGATCGACATTGTTTTTTCGTTTTTTACAATAATCTTGAACTTCATTTAGAGTGGGTGGGACAAAGTCTTTTTTTGTCCCTTTTTTACTCTTCTTATCTATACTATTCTCCTCTAAACTATACTCCTCTCCTCTATACTGTGTATCCAAACTGTATCCAGAGTCATTTTTTTCATCATTTGAGAATAAATCTATCTGCTCTTTTCGGAGTGTATAAACTTTATTTTCTTTACGATCTAAGAGAAGTCTTTCATCTCTATAAACAGTGGGTTTAAATCTATCATTTTGAATATAGTTGTGAATAAACCAATGTTTAATAACTACTATGCCACTATCAAATGGAATGATAAACTTCTTAACGATAAGTAGATCCATATCGTTTCTATTTGCACCAATGACTTTCATGATTTTTGAAGGATTATTTAAAAAGCCTTCATCATCTGCTCTCATTGCTAGATGAAAATATAAAGACTGTGTTGATAGTGGCATATCTAGAAACATATCACTATCTATAACTTGTTTTGAGAACATTCTTCTTTCAGCCATTATTTTTGCTCCTTTAGTAATTTCTTGATGTCACACACCATTTTGTTATCAATGAAATGGATCTCTTTGTCGGATTCTCTAAGTTCAACAACTCCATCTTTTACCAGTTGATTAATATGTTTAATAATCTCATGTCTTTTCTTGCCAGTTGTATTTTGAATAATCAACATTTGACCATTTTCATGTATTACCACTGGTACTCCATTAATAAGAGTTGCATATTTATATCCTGGATAATTTATAGGAATATACTCTGGTGTTTCTTTAAGTTTTGTTAAATCTTTAATGATTGCAATTTCTACTATCTTTGAGTTAATCATTTCTTTAGCTTTTTGAACTGCTTCTTTATTTGATCCGCCAGAAATAATTACTGTTTTCTCTTTATTTTCCATTTTCATGATTCTTCTCCTATTTCAAAATATTTTAGAGTTGATAAATTGTGTTCTATATTTTGTCTCTTGTCCCATAAATCTTTATATTGTTCATAACTAGCACCCATTGTTATCATATTAGCTAATTTATGCCCCAACTCTATATAATCTACTATATCTTTGACAAGCTTCATATATTTTTCTTCGGTTTCTTTAATTGCATCTTCAACAATTGTATTCAAATCTTCTTTCATTTTTTTATATGTTTCACTCATCTGCATCACCTCTTATATATGGTTTTTGAATTTTTTCTTGATTAATAAATTTACCAGCAACAACAACTTCTCGAACACCTTTTTGCTGCAATGCTTTTTTATGCTGTGATCGTTTCTTTTTGTCATTATGTCTTTGAAGTTTTCTCTCTAATTTCATGGATTTTTCCATCCTTTCTTTTCTCTTGAAAAATGTTACATAACCACTACATCTGTCAATTTTTTTATAAGACAGTTTAAATCCTATTTAACAGCCATATAGCGTTATTTTGTAAACATTTATATTTTAAAACCTTTTAAAAAATGTTACCGTACAGTGAAATCTCGTAAAATCACTGTTTCTTATAAAAATAAACATGCTGAGTTTCCTCTCCTTTATTGATATCAAATCTTAGAACTTCTGTGCCTTTATTTATGTCTTCAATGTCATCATTCCATTCTCCATCATACCAATGCTCATAACCCAATGCTGAAGCATATCCGTAAATCATAGCTTCAACTTCTTCTAATGATATTACTTCTTCAGCAATGACAGTTTTAACTTCTTGATAATAAGTACCAGCACTTGCCTTAAATCCTTTTTCGACTATTACTTTATAAACACAATTACTACATAGATCATCAGTGACCCAATGACATCCACCAGGACAAGCATGAATATCAGTACATCCACATGATTTACAAGTTCTGATATCAATAGGTGGATCGAAGATATAATCAGGTTCTTCAGCTAACAGCATTTCAAGAATATTGTTAATCTCAACTTCAGTTTTTTCATACTGAATCATGTCTTGCTGTGATAGTTCACCATTTCTATGATAGTCATCACTTAATAGGATATAGACATGGATTTTGTTTAGCAGTTTATCTACCAACTCTATGAAGTTATTCATATCATTTTCATTTGATGTGTCATTCAGCTTATTTTTAAATTCTTTTGTCATTAAAACCTTAGGAATGAGAAAATCTAATTGTTCAAATATATCTTTAGAAATTAGTTTTGTTTCATTAAATAGTACTTTGATTTCATCAATTTTATTCATCACTTTGCTCCTTGTTCAATTTTGTATAATTGTAATGTTGCATCTATTCTTTCCATATACTCAAGTGCAGCATTACATTTCCTATTATCCAAACTGATGTATCTAAATACATCCCATCTATTAACTGTAAATCCATATTTTTTTTTGAAATCAGATACAAACTTATCCCAATCATCTACTTTACCTTCGGCTCTAAGCTTAAACTGTAAATCAGATATCTTTTTAGCAATCTCACTGCCCCACGCTTTAGATTCAGTTCTAGCCTTCAGATCATCTAAGTATTCTTGTCTTGACATGGGTCTTTCATACTCATTTAATTTGTAAAAAATCATATGAAGAAGCATTCTTGGATTGATATCAACTTTACGATAAGATGCTTTTTTTACAATTCTCAATTTTCCATTGTTGTACTCCATGATACCTACAGTTTCTGGTACTTCATCTTTTTGAATAATGCCTTTAGGTACTACAAAATAGAATAAATGACATGTTGACATATAATGTGGATGTTTCTGATCGTTCATGAAGTCGGCCCTAGATACTTTTATTTCATATCCAATGACTGTTACTGGACTCCATGTAACTGGAATAGCAATAGCATCTAGAATCTTGCTTCCAAATGATCCCATTTTTACTTGACTTGCAAAGTAGTCACCACGTTTATTATGTCTTTCTTTTAAAGCTTGTGTGATTTCTCTTTCAGTAAATATGCTCATTTGCTTTTTCCTTTCCATGAGGCATAATAATCTAATGCTGATCTATTCCACATTTCCTTAGGAACAGTTGCAATATCCATAAGATGTTGTGCAATCATAAACATCTCGTGATTCCTATGTAAGTGAATCAAATATGGTCTAGGTTGTCTCAAGTTATGCCCATTCGATGCAACATGATCTTTATAACCTGTCATAGTTAAAAACATGTTATCCGAAAAACGATGTACCCTTTTGATTGGTACTATTCTACTATCTGGAAACAACAATTCTACAATATCTTCTAATGAGTTGAAATACATCAGGTCATCCTTGAAACGCTTTTTTGCCGATTGCACTTGTATATCTTCACATTCAGCATAGTACTCCCAAACATCCTTTACAGTTTCAAAATCGTGAGGATCTCCATTGATGAAGACTTCAAGTCGATCATAGTCACAACCTTCAGCTGCAACTTCTTCTCTAACTTCTTGTAAAGCGACAGCGATTGGATATGCAGTTATCATGTTATCTTGAGTTACATATTCATTTGCTATATCAATAATAGTTCTCATATGTTTTCACCTCAATCAATTCTTATACCCAAGACTAGAACATACTGTCCTTTATCCTGGTTATCATAAACAAGCATTCGCTTTTCTTTTGCAACATACAGATTTTCTACAACTTCAAGATCAAATGGTTTTAATCCAATTGATGCAAATGCTGGTTCCATTTCTTTCTTCATAAAATGGATACCGTTAGCGATATAAAATGGATCTTTAAAAGGTTTGATTTCAAATCTGATATCAGTTACCTTCTCAAGTTTGTCTTGGCTTGGTTTAACTGATTCAAAGTGTGGATAGTTACCTGATAGTATCTTTCCATTCATTAAACTAACAACAAATTCTTCATTTACTTTTCTTGAGTTTTTTTCTATGATAAGAACATATGAGTTTGTATATAGGATCTCATCACCTCTATAACATAGACCTTGTAATATAGGTCTTGAAACTGCTCTTTTAGCAAGTTTCTTTAATTTTTCTAAATACATAAAACGTTCCTTCCTTTGCTCGGGTTTTTAATAATATTGTTAAATCAAATATTTTGTGGTAAATTAAGGGTGTTGAGATGGACTTTAGCTATCTCACATAGGATGATAAGAGATCCCTAGCAATATGTCTAAGGTTTATCTCAACACATCTTAATTAGTCCAGGTTAGACAAAATCTCAATACGTGCTATGTGCCATAAGGTGGTGATGACTATGAGAAGGCTTATTAAGTATCTAATAATGCTTCTTATGTGAGGTTGCTATTAGGACCAACTCGGATTTTTAATCCTTTGGTTTCCTTATGGGCATATTCCAATTATTCAGCCCTTAGGGGCTTTTTTATTTTTGATATCTACTTGCTTTAGATCTATGTTGTTGGTGAATCATGTTACAGTCATTACACATTATTGAAATCGATTGAGTTGGCATTTCTCTATTTCCATTTAAGAAAACTGAGTGTGTATCAAAACCAGCTAACACAAGGCTCTCACCACCACAAAATGGACAAACTGGTTCTTCTTCTTTTGTGATAATCTTTTCAACCTCATATGGTTTTTCAATAATTGTCTTTTCTGATCCTTGAGATACAAGCTTCATGTAATCATCAAACTTGTCAATCTCTAATTTTGCTTTAAATCCCATGAAATTTCCTCCTTTCTTTTTTGGTTTGAAAAATGTTACATAACCACTGAAACTGTCAATTTTTTTGTTTTTGAATATTTGCTTTTATAAGGCTATAATGTATATAAACCTTAAAAAATATGTTACCGTAATATGTTTTCTCGTAAAACTCGTATTTTTAGGGTATAATGTAAGAAAAAAACAAGGGGTGGTTTTATGAGTAGTAAAATATTATATTTTAAGTTGAATCTTGATATGTACAATAAGGATCTGCATAATCCAGTAATATATTTTGATGGTAGACAATATGATTTTTTATCTGCAGTGGAAGAAAAGGATATACCTGAATCAAATATCATTTATCCGATTAAAGGACAAATGTTTGCTCCTTTAAGCACTAAAAGTGGAGACATTTACATCAAAGTATTTCCAAGAGCTGTGTCTGCTCGCTTTAGAATGTAGGTGTTAATATGGAAATATATTTAAGTATTGCTAATTTAGTCGCTACATCATTGATAGCTATTACACAATTATTTTTGTTTCGAAAAATAAATGATTATGAGTCAATCAATATGGTGAAGTCTGAAAATACAAAAATTTTGTTTACTAAGAGAATCACAACATATGAAGCAGTTATATCTATTATTAGAAAAGTTGAACATATTCAAGCTTTTATTTCATCTTATGAGATTGAAATTCAATCTAAATATGAGCTACCAAAATTTGTAAAAGATAAATTAACTGAAGTTAATAAACTTGCAAATGAGTTAGATATTTGTGTATGGGATAATATTATATATTTACCAAAAATAATTAAAGATTGTAGTTTATCATACAGATCATTAGCTGCTTATTATATAGAATCTATTTACATTAAAGGTAAGCATATTAAGAATGATAATCAAATTACTATGCTAAACAAATATATTAACGATGGAAATAAGTTACATGAAGATATAAAATCAACTATTGAAGACACATTCACTTACCACGACAATGAAGAAGATCCTGAGTATACGTTTGATTACATGTATATTTCTAGAGCACTACATGATATTGCTGAAGATATAACAGAAGAAATTAACTATTTTATTGCTGAAAACACACTGTAATCAGTATTCTTATTTTACTTCTTATGAGCTCCACCAATATATGTATCAGTTCTAGACTTTTCAGCATCATCGATACCCCACATAACATATCTCTTGGTCACATCATATGAATCATGATTGTACATCTTCATTAATGTTTCAGGTCTTCCACCATTAAGCATGAAGTGATATCCAAAGGTTTTTCTTAATCCATGCATACCAACTACGAAATAGATCCCTACAGCTTCACAAGCATTTGTGATGACTGCATGTGCTCTTTGTCTTGTAATTGGATTGGAATAATTTTTTCCATCTTGCTTCTTCTTTTGGCCCATGAACATATAATCATATTCTGATAGACCATTTCTGAATACATATTCCTTAATATCCTGGTGAAGATTCTTATTCATTTTGAAGTTTTGCATCTTCCCAGTTTTGTTTTCTTTGATTTGAACATAACCTTTAATAACATCAAATACTCTGAGCTGTAATAGATCTTCAGCTCTAAATGCTGTATTGATACCAAGTAGACACATCATCCAATTGCGGTCTGCTTGGTATCTTTTTACTTCAGTCTTTGCATGTTCACGCTCTGATAGTAAGTAATACATCAATCTTTCAATGTCTTTTGGATCTTTAATTGGTTTTGTTTCTTTTTGTCCATCAAAGAACTTAATTCTTCTAGCCACTGTACCACCTCAATATTTAAGTTTTAAACTATTTGAATAGTTTTCTTGATATGATATAGCCATATAGTCTCTAGAACTTAATATGCTTTAAATAGAGAATGATACCACGTTCTTCTAATGGGAATGGACTAATCATTATTTCATCACCATTCATACTGATGATTTCTCTATATGCTATATCTTGATAACCAACATGTAATCTTTCACTATCTGCTGTCTTAATCTGAACTTTAGCAATTCTAGTTTTATTAAGCTGCAGTATTCTTATGAGTCCATGATCTCTAATGATTTCCCAATTACCAGGATTATCAATAAAGAGTTTTCTATCATGGTCGTTTCTTAACGTTTTTGGCATTTTAGTTCACTATTACAATCATCATCGATCATGATTGATATGAGTAGCAACTCAACTGCAAATACACAAAGAAATGCTAGTATCAATAATAGATGACTATAACCCATTGCAGCATCTTTGAAGAAAACATATGTTAAGAACCCACCTAGTGATATCAATGCCACTAATAGCACATAGAATATGACTCTTACTGCTTTCATTTGAGAATGTCCTCAAATATTTGCTTTTCTTGTTCTTCTAGTTGAATACCATATTTTAGAATAAGCTTCTGTGCTTTATCTAATAATGCTTCTATGTATGCTTGTCTAGCATCATCTAAATTATGCTCTAGTGGTTTTGATTGTACTGGTCGTTCAGCACCTGGTCTTACATCTGATATGATTGGATTATCTTCAGATGGATCTCCAGCTTTTTCAAATGATGATGGACCAGCTGCAACATCTTTAGTCTTAGGTGCTCTTATAACAACAGTTTTTATACTATCTGGTATTTCATTCTTAAAGTAAACACTGAACCCCTTGTAGTCTCTTCCTTCATTCAATATCTTGTTCATAGTTGCTGGTGAAGTTTTTACATATCTTGCAGCTTCAGCCTGTGAAACAAACTCTTTACTAATATTAGTTTTTTTATTTAAAACAATAATTGGTGTTTTTTTACCTTTCATGATAATTGATATCTCCTTTGTTTTTTTTCTTGTTCTAATAGATTTTGTATATGGATTATATGTGTTCTCAACAAATGATTCCCACACTCCATCTAACATGCCTTCCTGGATGCCTAGTTCTTTTCCACGATCATAAAGTATTCTTTTAATATTTCTTCTTGGTACTTTACCTTTTTCAAGTAAGTCATATAGAGTATTTGTGAACTCTTTTATCTTTTTAACTTCCATACTAGAATGGGATGATGCCAAGTCTTATGATATCTGAAGCTTGTTCTACAGATATGTATATATATGATTGTGGATGATAATGGATTCCAATTGCTTCTAAACTAACTGGATTAATTGAAAAGTAATTGTTTATATGAAGCATCTTTAGATCTTTCCCCTTTAAATACTTAACCAGGTTTTCTTTATCTATAGCTAAATCATTTAAGAGTTCTTGGATTGTTTCATCATCTCTTGTAATGAAATCTTGATATTTCATTGTTGAGGTTTCAGAAACTCGAAACCATCCAACTATCTTTCCTTGTCCATTTGACTTTGCTTTAGTCTCATAAACAAAAGCAATATATGGCTTTTTCATCTTAGGAAGTCTAGTACGTACTTCTTTAATCTTTTGTGATGCTTCTATTTTTTGTGTATATTCAGGTTTAATAGGATAAATAACAGCATAGTTGTCCATATGTTATTGTCCTTTCTGTTGATTTAAAGTATAATAATATTGCAGTTTTCCTTTGCTCGGGCTTAACTGCTGGACATCTTAACTACTTGTTAAGGTGTCTTTTCTTTTTAGCTTTCTTGTTGTTATAATCATCAATATGTTTTAATTGTCTTTGAAAATTTGTAATCTTGTAAAGCAACCAATGAGTCAGACTTCCATAGCCAGCTTTTCTAAAGTTTTCTTTTGTAAGAAGTTCTTTATAGGCTTTTGGAAGTCTAACGTGTACATGATAGTACTCATAATCATCTGGGACATTGAACTTAGTGTTCTTTCGTTTAATTAATTGGATATCTTTCTTGTTGTAAATCTCAAGTCGATCAGACTTTAATGCATCTTCAATATCATCCATCATTTTAGGTGTTGGTATGACATCATAGTTTTCAAGCAAACTTAGAATCATTGTGCTTGTGTTTAATTTCTTTGCTAGATCAGATTGTCGATATCCTTTTTTTCTTCTAAGGATCTTTAGATTCATAGATTTAAGTATTTGTCTAGTGTTTCGTATCTATGGAAGTCATTTCCAGTACGTGCACACCATTCTCTAAATCTTTCATGTTCTTGAGGATCGATGTCCCATTTGATCCCTTTGATTTGTTCATCAGAATAATGATGTTTTTCTTTGAGTGTTTTTTCAACACTATCTACTAACATTTTGATTTCATTATTCTTAATACGTTTTATATCTTCTGTGTCTTTAAGCGTACCGTAAAACAAATGGATCTCTTTTAATTGTCTCTGAGTAGATTCAATCAGTTCCACTGCTTTTAGGTTGCCCCCCTCATTGGTTTTGTCTTTGTTTTTCAACATAATTTTTCTCCTTTGCTCTTGTTCAAACTTTTCGCAGAAATCTGCGAAACCTTCTGGGTCTCCATCAACTGCTTCTAACCCAATTTCAACCAATCTAATCTTTTGATGTTCTGTTAATTGAAATTTCATGGTTTTGATTCCTTCCTTTGCTCTTTGACTTACTTTTCCTCGCTTTTAGCGAGTTGCTTTCCAAAAAAAATATTGTCGTAAGAAATGCCATATAATTCAGACAATTTAATAGCATCTTCGACTTTTGGAGAAGATATTGCTTTTTCATAATTCAATAACGTTCTAGTGGTAACACCGATATGTTTTGCAGCTTCCTTAGTTGAAATATTTGCATTAACTCTAGCAGATTTGAGTGTGAATTTGATTTCCCCAGCCATAATCGCACCTCCTTTTGTAATGATTATATCTCGCTTTTAGCGTGATGTCAAGTATTTTCAAGAATATTATTTCTTTTTTTGTTGTCTTTTTTCGCTTTTAGCGGTATAATTGCATTGAAGAGGTGATAATATGACAATACCTAATAGAATTATATTCTCGAAGAATCTTAATTATTTTTTGGAAAAGTCTGGAAAATCTCAAAAAGATGTTTGCGAAGATCTAAATTTTAGTTCTTCTACAGTTTCTGATTGGTTTTCAGGTAAAAAATATCCTAGAATCGAAACATTGCAAATACTAGCTGATTACTTCAATATAAAAAAATCGCAACTCATTGAAGAAAGGACTGTCGATTTTTCTCTAATGGAGGAGGGTAATCATTTCTACGTGAATGAAGATGAGGATAGCTTACTTAAAGTATATAGAAGTCTAGATAGAGAAGATAAATTAAAACTTATTGGATACGCACAAGCATTGAATGATCATGGTGAAAAAGATAATGAATAGAGCTGTTATATATGCAAGATATAGTTCGGAAAAGCAGAATGAACAATCCATTGATGGGCAACTGAGAGTTTGCAAAGACTATGCTAAGAGGCAAAATTTAAAAATAGTAAGTACTTATATAGATAGAGCTCAATCTGGTAAAGATGATGATCGTAAAGAGTTCTCCAAAATGATGAGAGATTCTGCAAAGGATTTGTTTGATTATGTAATCATATACAAGTTAGATCGATTCTCTAGAAATAAGTATGATTCAGCAGTTCACAATCATACATTAAAAAAGAATGGTGTTAGAAGGTTATCAGCTATGGAAAATATAACTGATGGTCCTGAAGGGGTGCTGATGGAGTCTATACTTGAAGGTATGGCTGAGTATTATTCTCTTGAATTGGAACAAAAGGTTCGTAGAGGTATTAAAGAAAATCTTTTAAAAGGTAAAACTATAGGAGGTAATAGATTGTTTGGTTATTCTACTGAAAACAGCAAACATGTAATTGTATCCGCAGAGTCTGATATAGTTAAGAAAATTTATGAGCTATATTTAGATGGCTATACTGCAGCAAAAATTGTTGAAAAAATAAATCCTTTGGGTTATTCGTTTAACAACAACAAAATCTATAGAACATTAAAAAATAAAAAATACATAGGGATCTATGAACACGAGGGTGAAGTTTATACAAATGTTTACCCAAGAATAGTATCAGATGCACTGTTCTACAAAGTACAGTCAAAACTAAATAAAAATAAGAAAGCTCCAGCATCCAGAAAAGCAAAGGTACCTTACTATCTTACTGGAAAACTTTATTGTGCTAAATGTGGTAGACCGATGAATGCTGATTCAACAAATAAATCCGATAAAACCTATCATTATTATACTTGCAACAAAAGTAAAGTATCAAATCATAAATGTTCAAATGGCAGAATTTCAAAAAGTCAAATTGAATCTTTATTAGCTAATTATGTTATTCGGGATATTTTAAAAGATGAACACTTTCATGAACTGTTTAAAGATAGCATCGAATCATATAATAAGTTATTATCAGATGATACAAAGATAAAATCTCTAGAAAGTAATCTAAAAAAAACTAAAAAACAAATTGGTAACATTGTTGCTTCTGTTAAAGATGGTTTATCATCAAATGCCTTGCTTGAAGAGTTGACTAGACTTGAGAGATTGTCTGAAGAACTAAAGGATCAGATAGATACAGAAAAACTGCTTAAACCAACTAAGATAGATGATAGAATAGCATACTACCTAATTGATAAGTTTCTAAGCTTGACAAAAAAAGAAAAATCAATTGAATATGTATTAGATGCATTCGTTAAAAAAGTCATCTATGATGATGACTCAGTTATAATAGCTATTAATTTCAATAAGGAACTAGAATACAAGATAACAATGGAAGAGCTTATGAGTTCGATTTCATACCTACAAGGGGTACCAAGTAATAATAAATCGAACTATATGATATACAAAGGTTATATCATTTATAGATTCGTATTTTAATAAAAAAACAATCAGCTAACTCCCCCCCAGGCTGGTTGTTTTTTTCATCTTAGTTATTGTGAATATTATTATACTGCTCTAGGATCAACAAAGTTAAACTCTAACAACAGACTCATGTTATCATTATCATCAGTAATCTCTTCTTTTACTTTTATGATGCATGGCCAACTGTCTATGTAGTCATTCATTCTATTTACATCTCTTCTTGAAAGTTCACCGATTGTATATCCACTTTTATTTGTTATTACAAATCCTTCAGTAGCATCATCATCTTCTTCAATAAAAACAAAGTCACCTTCATCAACATCTAATAAGTGGTCTTGTCTTGATTCACCATCATCATGTTTCGTTGTTTTTATCAGCTTAGCTTCAATTTTTGTTACAAACTCACTTGTATCAATTTCAATGCTTCTATAGAAAGCTATTTTTATTTTAGCTGTTTTATTAACTAAATTAATGTTTAAAAAGCCAATATGTGTATCGACATCATCCACCACATCAAATTCACGAATACTTGATGCAACTTCAGGATCAGTTACTTCAATATATATTTCATTTTCTTTGTTTGGATTAGCGATAAAGTATACTTTATCTTCATTGATTTCATAAAAAAGCTTATATTCTACATCATCATAGCTATGCTCTTCAGGTAACTTGAAATCTCTTTTATATCTAAATTTTCTTATCCATTTTCCATCAACAATTTCAGGATCGCCATACAATGAAAAATCTCTATACTCTTTTTTTTCTATAATTGATTGATTGTTTGATGTATTAGTGTTTATCTTCACTTTTGATTTTTTCATAAAATATCTAATCACAAAAACCATTTCAAGAGTAAATAAGCCAGTCATTAAAAATGCTACTATTGTGTTACCAGCAGTTTCGCTGTTTTCATCAAACAATAGAGAAAAGATAATTATAAAAGCCCATATAGAGAGATGAAAAATCATTTTATCTCGCTTTGATAGTTGATCGTATACTTTCATTTTTTTTCACCGCCTTCTCTATTTCTAATTAAATCAAAAAATAATGGTATAAAAATAGCAGTAGCAATCAGATGAAAAACATCTCGTGTAGCATTGAATTTCATATGAAACGACTCATCAATTGATGTTCTAAAATCTAGTTCTGCTAAATGAAAAAATGAGAACATTACACCAATTAATAAAACTAATACTATTCTTTTCCAATGGATATGTCTATCTAAACAATTGTTTGCTGCTTCAATCTTATTTTCATTGGATTTATTAAACTTATCTTTAGCAAGATCATAAGTAAAATACATATAGGTAATCAAAACCACATATGCAATTCCAATGATTCTTAGAAACATAACAAATGCAATATTTTTATTGATAGAGAAATCAAACATTCCTAGTAAATTAAGAGTTTCCATAGGATCTATATATGCTAATATCATTTCAATTGTTACGACAATAAGTAATAAAATAGGTACAAATGATACTGTAATTAATAATTCACTGTTAAATTTATCTTTACCATCAAGTAGTTCTGATGCTTTTTGATTAAGTGTTACATCATATAAGATGATTGCAAAAAATGATACAAAAACTGATGTTATTATGAATTTTTGAGGAACTTCTACTATTGTTAAAATCACATATATAACAAATAATGTAACAACTAAAGCAAGACCTATTTTTCTTTTTTTCTTGTACTCTTCTTTTTGGATTTCTCCATTAAAGTATAGCAGCTTAAGTGGAAACATCCACACAGAAAAAATCATAACAATAGCAATAGATCCAAATATTTGCGAAAATGTCATATAAACCCCCATATAGTTTTTCTTTAATTATAATCCAAAAACAAAAAAAAGCAAAGTTTCTATATGACTTTGCTTTTGTCTTAATTAGATAATGTTGTTCTCAATTAACACTTTGATTTCTTGGATTGTGCGTTCTAACACTAAGTTTCTTTCCTTGAGTTTTTCGTTTTCTTCGAGCAACTCAAGTACTCTAGGATCTTCTTGAAGTTCTTCAACAACTTCTTCATCTTCTTGAATTGTTTCTTCTTTAAAAGGTCCAGTCTCTCTTGGTAAACTAATTGGTTGAACACTTTCTTCCTGAAATGAAGTATCTTCAGGTTCTTTCTCTACGGGATCTTCAATCTCATCTTCAAGATCTGCTTCAATAACAATTTCTTCAACTGTTTCATCAACTTCCTCTTTGATTTCTTCAAGTTCAGCTATACCGATACTTGACATGAGTGTTTCATATTGCTCATCATCGATATTTAAGATGTTTTGGACTTCTTCACGTTTTAAAGATACTGCTGTCTTTTGCTTATCATCATATCGATAAGCACTTGTTGGTGATGCAATACCAACTGCAACCAATCCTTTTACATTAGCTTCTTCTTGAAGTTTTTGTAAGTCTTGGATGTTTTTGATTTGACCATATATTCTCATTTCAATACCTCCATCAACTTTAAGTTCTCATCTTCAAGTAACTTAATGCGTTCATTAACAGATGCTTTTTGTGTTTCGTAGTTGCTTTTGGCAAGTTCCTGATCTGGGGTAAGTTTACCACCATATTCTTTTTGTCTTGCTAGTATAGGTAATAGATAAGCATTGTCTTTTTCAATTAAATCAAGTTCTTTTTTTGCTTGCTTGATTTTTGCGTTATTTTCTCTAATCTTATTTTTGGCTTCTAGTTTGCGTTTTGCTTGATCGCCAACTTCTTTACCTTTTGAAAAGATACCAGGTGATGAGACAATACCCATCAATAAGAAGTAATATTCAAGGTTTTCACCAATGACTTCTAACTCTGGCATAAATGCTGAAGCAATCCCAAGAATCACTAACAGCAACGTTGCAACTAATGAAAACCACTGTTTCTTAGTTAATGTTTTCAAATAATCTTTCATTGTTTTTCCTCCTATGATAACAATGTCTATAATTTTTAAAATAGATTCACCTTTTTTCTGTGGATCTTTTACCAATGTGACCGTATTATTAGTCTTTTCAATCTGCAATATCTTGTTTATAACTTCTTTTTTCTTTTTACGATGAGTTAAAGCTTGATATGTGCCTATCCAAATCAAAATGATTGATGATATGTAGAATACTTTTTGAAGAGTTACTAACTCAATACTGTCTATAAATTTCGACAGTACAGTCATAAAGACTCCACCTATCAATCCCCAAAACTCTTTAAAAAACTTAATCACATCACAAGTACCTCATTTCCAGTAGTTTTATTGAGTTTTCTATCCAGTCTATTGTTTTTCCTACTGGATCTAACCCTAAGATGAATTGTGCTAATATAAACCCACCTATTAAGAGAATGCCAAATGCCATGACTCCTGCCCAATAATTTCTAGGATCAAATGCAAATGCTCCAATCTTCTGAAAAGTCTTTAGAAACCATTCAAAAAATCTATAGATGAAGTAAATAAATGTCATGAATAAAACGATGTAATACATGATTCTTAATATTTTAGGAAGTCTTGCTCCTAAACGATAAGCAAATCTATCGTGTATTTTTGGTGGTTGAATTGGTACTTGGTCCATTATGGGGTTACCTCATCAGTACTTTCAGTAGTAGTTGTTGGATCTTCAACAACTGGTTCTGAAACTGTTTCTTCTACAATTGGATCTGTGACTACTTCTTCAGTAGTCTCTACAGTTTCATCAATATGTGGTTCTGTTGTTTCTAGAATCGCAAGTTTTTCAGCATCAGTTTTATCATTCCAAATCTTATCCATGATGGTTTGCATTCTAAGCTTTTCTTCATTGGCCAATTGCATCTGATCGTAATAGTTCGTTTCGATCTTTTGAACAAACTTCTCAACTAGTAATCCTACATCAGTACTAACGGATAGTACTTCCGCTGTCATATACTTACCATTTGACTCGTAGCCTTCAGGAGCATGAATGACAACGTAATTGCCTACTTGTACATCAATCGATGTAGCAAGCTCAATTTCAGCGTTATAACGTGGTATTAATACTTTAATCTTTTTCATTTCACAGTTCCTCTCTTAGGTAGATTGTGTATATATCCAAGACAGCCCCTATTCTGTCGGATAAATCTAATTCATTAAACACATCAAATGATATGATATCTGCAGCTAGTTCTACTTTCGCAAACTTTAATGGAGTTCTAGCAATTTCTTTTGAGATGTACATGGCATCTATTTCAGGTTTTACCAGGTAGTTAAATGTTTCAGTTCTTCCAGTGTTTGGATCATGTACTTGAAACATCACAATTGGATAATCTGAGATTAATGAATAATCCAGGGCTTCACCTTCCAATAATTGTGCTATGTGCTTATGCTTTGCATCCCATGTATCGACTTGCTGCTTTAGATCGAATATGTAATCATCTCTTGAGATTGCTTCCCCATTACCAGCTTCTTCTTGCTCATGTATTTTGATTTTGAAATTTGTGATGTATTTTTCTTTAATATCACCATCATAAATCAAAGGTGTAACTGTCATGTATCCTGGAATAGTCATTGCATATGTTAAGTTTAATGTAGGTATTTCAGCAACTCCAAGATCATATCTTAATGAAGTACCATCGGCCATGATGAGGTCAACCCATTTATTCTTATCTTTATGAATCGTTTCTGAGTAATCGATGATGAGTTGAGTTGCATTATTCTCATTATCGATTGTGAATGCTGTTTGAACTATTGTTGCATATCCATCATCGAAACATTTTATATGTATTTCTTTCATGACTTAATGACCTCCGTAAATCGTGTTTTCTTAAATCCAAGCTTCACTTTCTTTTCACCATTTTTGATTTGGATCTCGCTGATTGGAAGTGTAGCTGTGTTATTCATTTTGTCATAGACAGTGACTTGAGCATTTAAACCTAGATTTGCTATCTCAATTGGGTTTAAAACCTTATTATCAACGATACTGATATTCTCGTTGTATCTATTGTTAACAAGTTCATATATAGCGTTAAATTGTGCTTTATAGAAGAACTCTTCAGCAAATATCTTTGTTTGAACAGGATAAATCTGATTTGCAGGAGCAATGTATTCTTCATACACTTCATTATCTTTACCAAGATAGAATGCTTTTTCAGGGATGTTTTTAGGTTCTCTTGGTACTTGGCCAATTTGCCAGTAATAATAATTTGTGCCATCATATGATCTATATGCAAATCCAAATGGAGGTACATCACCTTCATAAGTTGGCTTATCCGTAGGTCTCATATACCAGGGATGTTCTTCTTTAGGAGTATCAAATAAATAAATATCAACTTCATCCTGAAGAACTTCTTTAGCTAGTCTAAATGAGTCCTTATAAACATCAACCATACCATTAACTTCTAGTGTTGTGACATCCTCTTTGATAACAATACCAAATGATGCGTAATCTGGATAGCCAAAATCTGTATAGAGTTTTGTTACATCTAAAGCTATCCATCCTTGACCAAAATCAGTAAATGGTACTTTATCACCTAAATGATTCACCTTTATATATTCTGAAGGTACTGAGTTTGTGTCTAGTCTGACTGTGAAGTATCTTCCAGTTCCAATATAGTCAAATGACATAAAAGATTTTTTGAAGTCAAAATACTCATGATATGGAATGAATATGATTGCTTTTTCTTCGTTTGATAACAGAGTTTTTGCTGTTGAAGTAAGATAGATATTTAAGACACTGTACTGTTTTAATCCGATTTGTAAAGTACCTATGTTATGTGAAGATGTTGGATTAAAGAAATCACTAGAACTATAATTATCATCTTTTCCAGGACCAGTCATCTTTTTATCTGCAGGTAATGAATTATAATATGCTGCATTAGATCTTAACCATACAATCTCATCAGTGTATTCTTCTTCTTGTTTATCAACGATAGTCGCAATACACTTGTTTATCTTTGTATCAGTCTTAGAACTTTCAAAGACAAAATCATCAAGTTTGATGGTCTTTGTCTGTGCATTAGATTGAATGGATACATCGATCTCTTTAGTGATTTCATTAAACACTGGAAGAATAAACAATCCAAATGTCACTAGATATACTTTTAAGAATTTTAGTGCGTTCGTAGTAAACACCTGCCCTAATAGATTTGATATGTAAGCTGTATCTGTTGTGATTGATGGTATCGTGAAGTTTAACTCAGGATGATTAGCATTGAATTGATTAAATACTTTATTAAGAATTGTAGTTACCTGAAGATTAACACTAATCATATCAGCATAGAAATCTAGTTTAATTTCAGTATCAAAGATTTGCTTAAAATCAATACCTTTAAATTTAATTAATTTATCATCTTGAGACCATGAATTGACATATCCTGAATAGACATATGTATCATCATCTTCTTTAGCTACAAAGACTAATGGTTCATCTAATAGTTCATCAGATAAACCTTTAAATATTGATGTATCTTTGTCATAAACTCTTCTAGTGATATCTTCTTCAACATCTTTGATGATGCCACCATAGATGAGTTCAGGAGTACCATCAACAAGTAAATCCCAATAGTAAGTATAAGTTGGTGATGCTTCTTCACATGAATAATAGATAGTTCCCAAGAATGGATCAGTATCATAACACTTATCACCAATTGTACAAGTACCTGTAGGTGGACTAGCTGGACATGAATTGATTAATCCTCCTGGATTTTGTTCACTTCCAACCCATTCACCATCACCAACGTTATCTTGATATCTTAAACATTTCCATATACTACCTCTACTGCCTTCAGCAGTTGTATTGTAGTTACTTAAACTTGGAGTTGCTGCAGGTGGTGTAAAGACAGTATTTGGATTGTTTTTATAAAAGGTTACATACATTAATCAATCACCCATTTCTTAGCTTTTACAGTTGGTGATGTGATACCAGTGGTCCATATCACATATTCAGAGTCTTTAGGTAATGATATAAATGATATACCAAAACTGAAATCAATATATTGATAACCATTGTTTATACCATTGATTAGGATTTGTTTAGTTTCTGCATTGTAATAAAAATCAAAAGGTTTTGTAAGTGCTGTAAAATCAAACTTAACTGCTTTTAGAAGTCCTGATGTAATTTCTTCGGCTTCAATATATACAATGTTTGTATTAACATTTCCAGATACTATAGGTTTGATATCCCAGTCATGGATGTTTTTAATCGTGAGTGAGGATCCTTGTTCTAATGTGTAGAATGGGGATAATCTCTTAAAATCAAATTTTTCTTTCAGGTATTGCCCATCATCAAGCTCTGTTTTAGGTGATTTTATAAGTCTTATATCAGTATATCTAACACCCTTACCGTAGTCATAAGCAATGATGCCTTCGTTATTGATGATGAAATTCATCAGTTGATTGTATGAATCATAGGCATTCTTATAGACTCCAAAGAGTAAATTAACTTGCATGTTCTCAAAGTCTAGTTCATGTCCATATACTTTTTTATTGAGTTCTAAAAATGCATATCTGTTACCGAATCCTGTAGGATCTGTAGGTACGTAGATTTCAGGATATATGACAATGTTTTTAACTAAGAGATAGTGAGCTAACATCGTGTCTAATTGCTCTTTTGTGATAAGTTCATCGAAGTTGTTAGCGTTTATCACTCCTTGATTATTAACTGAATTACGTTCACCCGATCCTGTAAATGTGAATGTGCCATCCGCTTTTAAGACTTGTTGTCGCCACAAAATAGATTGCCCTTCTATATAGTTTTCTCTAGCCTGGTTAAACAAGGTCCGCAGTCCAACATTTATAGTAGATCCACCTTGAACGCTACTAAAACTTGTACCATTCCAATAATAAGCAACCATATTATGTCTAGCGTTATTCTCTAATACATTAGTATAATGATATAAATAGTCATTTGGCTTAATCCCTTTACCATTTAATTGAAAGTCCACATAATGTTCTCCAAGAGTGCTGTCTGCCTCATAAGTTAAAATCCCATCTGCGTATGATTGATTTGTTAATCTAATATATGTAGGTGAAAGTCCATTTAGTAAATTCTTATCTTCAAATATATCTGCATATGTTAATGATTTTTTACTAATATTCTCTCGTGTTTTATATAGTGAATAATAATAATCCATGTCGATAGATGAATCAATGCCTAAAGTTGTTAAGTTGACTTGATTACCATTTGCTACCAATGTGTATTCCACATCGTTTTCTAAAATAGCACCATAGAGATTAAACTTCGGATAATCTCCAGTATTTTCTTTAAAACTATAAATTTGGTTTTTCAACAAAGGACTAAAAACCATTCTATTCGCTATAGTAGGTGAAGCAACTAAATAAAAACCTAGACCATTTGTTTCTTTATCTAAATCATATTGCACTCTAATGTATATAACATCATTATCATTTTTCACTATTAAACTTGGATTATTTAAAGATATATATGCACCAACAGCTACAGCTGTTCTTGTAAATGAATATTCAGTATTTTCAAAGACTTCTCTTAATGTATGTCCATTAAGTTCAGCAATCGGATCATCAATAGTCTTATTCACATATGCAACATCATATTTTGATTGTCCTTGTGGCAAATACGTATGTCCAGCTACCTTAGTGCCAGACTTCAAATAGTCATATATCTTTTGCCAATAATCCAAATAATGTTGTGGAGGTGTAACACTAAATACAGGTGTATCTTCAATGATCTCTTTGATTGTGTATCCTTCATATACAACGGTATAAAGATTTGCTACTTCATAGTTCTTATTTAAGATTTTAATATCTCTCATACTAGTAATTCTCCCTTAACCTTAAGTCAATTTGTTCATAAATGTCATCATAATCAAGTTCTCCACCATAGTTCTCAACTGTCAGATTAAACGTAATCTCTCTTGTTGAATAATCATTAGTGGTTTGAACATTGTTATTTGTGACTTGTTGACTTGTTGTATTATTGATTGCTTGATTCACTGGAATATTATCAGCGTTATTAATAGTTGCTTGTTGCTCTGGCAACTCTCCAGTTTCAAGCTGAAGCTTAACATTTTCTATCTCTGAAATAGTAAATCCAAGCTTGTCTCCAATCTTATTGATGTTTTGAATAATCTTGTTAATGAAGTCAATTGCTTTGTTTACTGCAATGCCTACAAAGTCCATAACCTGTTGAATGAATGTCTGTATACCTTTGAAGATACCCATATATAGGTCTGACATGAATTTAAAACCTTTTGAAAGTGGTCCGAGTATAAATCCTAGTACTGTTTGTAAAACGCTCATTACAACGTTTAATACAGGCACTAAAACATATGTTAATAATTGAATAAATGGTGACAGTGCTGTAACTAGATATTGTATCTGAGTTGCTAGTACATCACCTAAGATATTAACAAGTGGCATAATCGCTTTTAAAACTGTTTCAAATAGGTTTCCAATGACTGACAAAATAGGCATTAAAGCACTGCCTAATGTAGACACAAGACTGTTAATTGAGTTTCTAAAGTTCTCATTGGTTGTGTATAATAACGCAAATACAGCTGCAATTGCTGCTATAGGTCCTAAAGATGCACCTAATCCACTCATTGCAGTTCCAAGTCTTGCAATCATACCAATCATAGATCCAACACCAGATGTTAGTTTCCCAACAATTAATAATACTGGAGCTAATGCAGCTACGAATGTTAAGATACCTAATATCAATTTTTGTTGGTCCAATGTTAACCCTTGAAAGAAATCTCTTAATCTTTGAAATACTGGTACTACTTTAGTTTCAATGACATTGGCCATAGCTTCCATAAGAGGAAGAAAAGATGCTCCAATCTCATTCTTAACAAGTCCAAATTGATACTTGATTCTATCCATCGTATCTTCAAATGCATCGAGATCATTAACAGTATCTTCAGATAAATAACCTAATGATTGAAATTGTTCACCTAATGCTTTAAGACCTTCACCACCATCATTTAATAATGGAATGATTTTAGATCCCATACGTGTACCAAATATTTCATTTGCTAAATAAGCTTGTCTAGTTGCATCTGATACATTCGCAAGTGAATTTACAATCTTTTCAAAGTTTGCTTCCATACCAAGTGATGCTTCTTCTGCAGTTATACCAAGTTCCATTAAAGCAGTTGCTGTAATATCACTTTCACCTTGTGCTAAATGAGCTAACGCTCCTTGCATTTTAGTGACTGCGTTAACAAATTGTTGTGCTTCAACATCAGTCTGATCTGCAATATATAACCATTTTTGAAGTGCTTCTGATGATATGTTAAGTTGTTGTGCTGTAGTACCAATATAATCTCCAGCTTTAACAGCTGAAGCACCTATAGCACCCAAACCAGCAATCACAGATGCAGCAGCTGCACTAAAAGGCATCAATGCTTGTCCTGCTTTTGTGATTGATTCACCAGCATTTTTAAATCCATTAACAAGATTATCAATCTTCATTTGATTGATTTCTTGGAGTTTTTGTTTTAATTGAACTGCTTCAGCTTCAGTTTTAATAAGTTGTGAATTAAGATTTTGATATTCAGTACTGTCAACTTTACCTGCAGTTTCTAAATCTTTTAATTTATTCTTAAGAGCTACTGCTTTACTGTCAGTTCTTTCGATGGCTTCTCTCATCATACGTTGTGCTTCAGCATATGTCTTGCCATCAAATTTTAACTCTAATGCTTTTTGAAGGTTTTTAGAATCTTTAACCAGTCTTTTAGTCTCAGCATCATATTTTTTTGTATTCGCACTGATTAATACTTCAATGGATGATCCGCCTTTTGCCATAATTTCACCTTCTTATAATTTATTCCAATCCTCAGCTGTTGCTTTTCTTCTATCAATTCCTAATTTATCAAGTCTTTCTCTTTCTTTATCCTTCTTCATTTGCTCTAAAGCTTCGATATCATATTCAATAATCATCGATTGAAGATCTGAATAATTGAGAGTTTCCATTAAGCCATAAGGAATACTGTAATCATTTGCTCTTTTTACTACTTTTAAAACAGAAGGCACGGACCCATTCTGTTCACTCTTTCCGATGAGTTCATCATAGAGACTGTTTAATCTTTGAGCCCGTGCTATTCGTTTTTTGAGGCAAAAGTACCTACTTCCTGAATGACTGCAGATATCTTATTCACAACAGTTTCGATATTCGTAATATCAAGAATTCCCACAAAATCATCAAAACTTGGTAACTTAGGAGAATTGATAAAGCAATATAACACTCTGAGTAAATCTGTTAAGTGTTTAGATGCTGTTTTCTCATCTTTAATCCAGTCACTTACAACAGCAACCATAGATGATAAATCAACACCATTTTTAAGTTCTTGAAAGTGTTTTTCCCAATTAAGATGTGCTTTAAAAGAGGTATCAACATTAACTATTAATTCATCTTTTTTACTTACAAGCTTCTCACCTTCATATTCATATGTAGCTGTTGGTATTTTTATCGCAATCATATTATCCTCCTACTACGCTGCCATCTTAGGTACTGGAACTGCTGTTTCAAATGTTTCATAATCAGCATCACCAGGGACTACTGACATTTTAGTAACGTTTAAATCATTACCATTTGCATCTTTATAAACAGCTGCACCTAGATTGTCCATCATCTTTTCACCAAGAATAGTTAATGGAATTTCAATGTTATTTAAATTAACTGAATCTTTACTTTGTGTATGAGTTTCTGAAGCTTTTCCAGAAGTAACATTTAATATCCAAACTTTCTTAGTTATAACAACACCATCTAACAGTTTTGATGATTCAAAATAAATAGCATGCTCAACACTGTCTCTTTGAGTGATATCTGCAACAGCACCACCATCAATTAACATCTTTCTCTTCATGTCAATCTCATATTGTTGTGGCATTTGAACAAGAATAAGATTTCCTGTTAAACCTTTATCACTTGTGATTTCACAAATGATTTGGCCATCACCATAAACATGAGTTGAAGTATAAGTTGACTCAAGTGCAATACCTTCAGCATAAGCTAAGTCTTGAACTGCACCATAACTACCATCAGAATTACGAACTGCGTATTTAACATTTTTAATACTAAATTCAATTTCTTTTGTTTTTGACATAATTACGCTCCTTTTTTAAATTCTCTTTTGAAAGCCTCAATCATTGCAGGCTTGCTTTTTCTTGCTGTACGTTTGATAAAACCTTTGTATGGTGAAGAAACAGCATGTTCAAGGTATGATGCAAGCGGAACTGATTTGCTATTACCTTTCTTATCTGATCCTCCAACTTTTTTGGAGTTCTTAACGTACCTTACACCTTTATAATCTTTTTTGATAAACCATGAATCACTAAAATGTGGAACTGAATCACCTTTTCCAACAGCTTGAGATAGGTTTCTTCTAAGAACTTCAGCTGAAGCATCAAGACCTTTTTCAATTTGTGGTCTTAATGTCTTGTCTTTAAATTCTTTCAAAATACCTTCAAGTTGTTTTTCAATACTATCAGACATGATAAGTAAGATCTCCTTCGATTGTTCTAGTGAAATACTTACTTTGCGTGTCATAGATATTACCAACGAGATTATAATTAATTCCATTACTGATTAATATAGCTGCAATGTTGTTATAGATTTCTTTAACTTCACTGCTTTTTTTACTGTTAATATAAATTTCGAATGTGGCTTCTCTAAGGATTGGTGTACCATCGCCAAATGATATTGATTCATCAAATACTTCTTCTTGAATAACAATATACTTAGATGGTTTCTTATCGTTATCTTCATCTTGGTGTTCTTTATAAATCTTAAGAGTTGTAGATGCTAATGGTTTCAATAATTCCCAAAGTTTTGTATCAGGATATGGCATTTTCAATCAACTCCTTTAGATCTTCATCGGTTGCGACAGTTAGGTTTAATCTAACCTTCTCAAATGATTCACCTTTTGCAATGTTATTAACCTCATAAACTTCAGACATATTTCTTGATTTTATGTAGATAAACTTATTATTTTTATATGCCTGTTTAAAGATTTGAACAGTTGCGACTAGATTTACATTGTTTGAATGTGCATTCCAAAATGTATTAGCACCAACTTCAGATACTTCACCAATGATTTTTTTATGTGATTTAACTGATTTTATACGTTCGCCATTAATTGGATCTTGTATTGTTTCAATATCAAATAGATAAATAGTTGCATTAGATTGCATCAGGAATCACCACATATCTCAGTTTTTGTACATTGGACAAATACACTGGAGAGGTTTGAAACTCTCCAGGTACCATTTTTAAATTGTCCATGACAAATTGAACTAGGGCAACTACTGACAGTTTATTCGTAAAAATAACTTCATCTTTTACACCAGCTTGCTGAAGATCAGCAATACCAGCTTCAATAAGCATTTCAATACGTGCATTTGTATCTTCATCAGAAGTATCAAATCCAACTGCATATGTTATTTTTGCTTTGTTATCAATCATAAATTGGTCTTTTGTCATTATAATCACCCTTTATCAAATATTATTTAGGCAGCTGCAGTCTTTAAGAAAACAAATCCTGAAGCATCTGCAACTTTACCATCTGCGATTAATGTTGATTTTTCAATCCATTCATCAGTTGCTTCATCATAGTATTTTCTATAAGTTAACTGAAGATTTGAATTTAAAATCCATTCTGATAAATCTCCAAACACTAGCCATACAGTGCTTACTGCAGCACCTTCTAGATTTGGCAAATAATCAACGATTTCAACAGGATATCCTAAGAATGTACGATCTTGTTTGCCACCGATACCCATTGTTACACGTGCAACTGGTTGACCATTAGCATCAACCATACCAGCCATATAGCTATCCCAAGTTGCTTTAGATACATAAATTGCATTTCCAGCTTGTTGAGAATAAGCATTCTTGATTTTTGAAATGAATTTCTTCATCCAACCATCATATGTTGCATCTGCTGTACCAAATACATATTTTTGACCAGCAACGATTCTAGGATCATTTAAGATACCTAAAGGTTGTCCAACACCAGTACCACTAAATACTGATGCTTCAACAGCTTTAATAATTGCTCTTGTGATTGCTCTAGCAATCATTTGTTCAAATGCATCAAGTGTTGCAACGCTAGCTTCTAATGAAGTTGCAATGCGAACTTGAAGCTTGTAATAACCAAATGATACATAAGTATCTGCTTGAAGTTTTTTCTTCTCAGAAACTGCACCTTCACCAACCCATGCTGCTTCTGGTTTTAATGAACTAATTGCAATTCTTACTCCACCTGTAACATTAGCACGAGTAATTCTTTGGAATACATTGCCATATGTTTCAAGTTCTTCAATCACTCTATTCATGATTGTAGTAGGAACTAATGCTGATACATCAGTTGTAGTGGTTGTTGCATCCGCTCTTAATTCTGCAGGTACAGTTCCACCATTTCTAACATATGCCATGAATGCCTTACGGTATTCTTTTGTAGCTCTTGGATCTAAATCATCTTCACCATTTAAACCAGATGCACTTCTTTGATTGAAGTTAGATACATCAGTAATCTTTACTGGTATTGTAGCTAATGCTTTCTGAAGAGCTGTTCTTTCTTCATTCAAAGTGCCATACTCTGTTGTAAGAGTATTGATTTGTTCTACATTTTCTGCAGTTTCAATTTCTGCAGCAATTTCATTCATTCTTTTTTCTTTTGCATTAATTTGTTCTAAAATTGTCATTTTATATTTCCTCCTATATTTTTAATTTTGAACAATGCTTTTCTTTTTGCTATTTCAAGTTCTTCACTGTTCACCAACAATGCTGATCGAGCACTCTCCAGCGCTTTCTTTTCGTTCTCCAACGTATCAGATTCTTGTCTAGCATATATTTCAGTGTCTCTGTAGGCTGGGAAGTTCACAGCACTTACTTCAAAGACTCTTGAAATCTCGGTGATTTTTCTTCTTGGCACATCTGCTTCTAAGTCGCTCCACTCATGAGCAGCAACTTGAAACATAAATGACATACCATCAACATCTCCACGCTTTACAGCTGAATGAAGATTTTTAGCTTCTGTGTTATTTGCAATATCAAGCTTTGCGATAACTTTCAAGCCCTTATCATCAACGGTAAGTTGTAGGGTTGAGTTTTCATTGTTTCTTCTAGATCTTGCTAATGCAAGTTTAGTATCATCATGATTAACTAAAAGAACAACATCTTCTAATGCCTCATCTTTAATGGCATCTCTAGCAATGGATTCAATCCACCAATCATTACCAATAACAGTTTCTGATTCAAATACAACTGCATAACCTTCAATTGTTGCAGTACCATCATCGGTATTTTCTTCTACATTAATATCAACTAGATTGAAAGCTCTTTGAGCTCTTATTTCATTGTCCAGTTTCATCATTATCCTCCTCGTTATTACTAACTTTATTTTTTAACTGATATGCATCAATAATGTCTTTGCTAACAAAGTTTAAGGAAACTCTATCTTCTCCACCATCTGGTTCATATCCTATGAGTTCTCTTTGTTCATCCCTGGAGATGTAATTTTGTGGACCCATCAGCTTGATGATTTCTAATTTAGTTTTCATAGACAAATGATTTACCAATTTGTCATAAACTTTTATTTGATTATCATGCTGTCTATCAATATGTTTAAATAAAACATACGTTGCAGCTTGTTCAATCGCAATCTTGAATGGTTCTATATTCTTCTGATACAGTGTTTGCCATTCATTCTCTGTCGCATCACCAGTTAAAATCTTCATTGATACACCAAAGTTCATTAAAGCGGTTTTCTCAAGATGCTCTAAGACTTTCTCATCGACAACTTGTGATGATATATTCATAGGCTCAAATTTGCCATCTGCTCCAAGAGTTGCAAATGCACCGTTACCTGTACTCAAGTTTTGAATAAACTCTTCTTTAAACTGATCCAGTGCCTCTTTACCCATTTGTGACTTAGCACTAAGAACACCTTTAAGTTGCATCGATGTTTCTAATGCTTTTGGCATAAGAGTTGTAACCTGGTCATAAATTTTTAATTTCTTGAGAAGATCGGCTCTATTCTCTTTACCAAAATAGTAATCATCCCCATAGTGTTTTCTAAAATGAATGACATCGTTATAGGCTACGCTATAGATTCCACCATTTACGATTTTGAAAACGATCATGTAACTATTCGTTTTTTCATCGTATATCATATCTTCTGACTCAGAATTGATTGGAAAGATTGATTCTAATTTAGTCGTTACACTGCCATCACCAAACTCATATTGTTTATATTCTGGAAACCAATATGCATTTTCTTTAACTTCCAACCTGTAAGCTGTCCAGTAAAGCATATCTTTTAAAGTCATTAGCTGATTTGGTTTACCCATAAATAATTTATTTATGTCATCTTTGTTAGGAGTGACTAAACCATTTTTAACCTTTACTGATTTAAGAATCATTTTTGATGACTCTTCAGCTATCGTATGGATACAAGCTCTAACAACTGATGCCTCGTACACATTAATATTTGGTGATGAAGATAAATAATTTTTATAACTATATGCATGAGGTTCTGTCTTACTTCTAAATACTGATTTTAAATAATCTAAAAATCCCATTTTTAATCACCACCCATATCCATTAACGTTTCAAAATCTGCTTGATACATTGATTTCACTGCATATGCAATCATCATACTCACCGCTCCATCTATTCTTGTTGTTGATGACTGTACTTTTACAGGCATTATCAACCCTGAATTATTTGTTTTAACAGCTACATTCATTAAATTCCATTTTGTGAGTTCGTTGTTTTGATAATTCACATAATGATCTTTAAAGTCAGCTCCTAAGGATCTCATCGGATTACTTAAAACTGAATAATCCATTCTTATCTTTTCTGTAACACCTTGACCAAACTTATACTCTAAATCTTTAATGAGACCTTTAGCATTCCATTGGTCATATCCAAACTTGAATGGTTTGAGTTTATATTTTTCATATAACTCCCAATACCATGCTGTGATAGCTTCATATGTAACTTCATTACCAGGAAGAATTCTAACTAATCCTTTTTGAGCTAGACTGTGATAGTCTTTTCTTTCAAGGTTGGTTCTATTCTCACTATTGGCTTTTGACTCTGGTATGAAATACATGACTGAGAAAAACTTCTTTCTACCTTTTTGAATCAGTATCGATGCAGCTGTAAGGTCTGTAGTTTCTGACAAGTCGATGCCACCTACATAGAAACTTTCTCTAAAATCTTCTAAATCAAATGATTCATCATTTTCTATCTCATTGTGTAATAACCATGAGATAGCTTTGTTTTGTTTCATATTGAAGTCTTTGCATAAAATGAATGCTCTGTCTTCATTAGATGATCTTGCTTTCTCAACGTTATCTTCTAGGTACTCCCATTGTTTGATAACGCCCATTGAAGGATTTGACTTCCACCATGAGTTTCTATCGGTCCATATTTCATTTTCGTTATCTTGGGTATATAACCAGGGAAGCAATGATTCATCATCAATTTCTCTTTTTAAGACTTTTCTTGCATATGCTAATCGCTTATCAAGATATCCATCATCGACAATACCCTCAGTAGTAATTTCAATGATGATTGGGTCTTCAACAACTGAAGCTGATTGCCATATACTCATGAAGATTGTATTTTCACGCATCTCATGGACCTCATCGATGACTGCTTTTGTGATGTTACGACCTTCTTTGTTTTTTTGTCTTTCTGAAATCTTAAAGACTCTCGATCTGTTCTTAATGTTTTTGAGTCCTTTTTTATTTCTATGTGTATGCTTACCATCTGGATCGATAGCTTCTCTCATGCTATCAATCTCCTGGAAGACTAGATCTGCTTGTGCATCATCATTTGATGAACAACATATATCTTGACCACCACTGCCTATAAACAAGTCAGTATTACAATCTGATGCTGCTAGTGTAGTTTTTCCATTCTTACGTGCGATTAATAATAAGATTTGCTTATACTTTCTTATGCCACTAGTTTTCTTAAAGCTATAGATGACCTCAAGTAATGCTTTCTCCCATTTCATAAGCTTTAATGGTTTCCCATAAAATCTATTCTTAGATTGTTTACATAATGTTTCAGTAAACTCAATTCTGATATGGGCATCGGTCGGATCATACTCATAATGCTTTAAATCTTTATAACAGTTTTGTAGTACTTGTTTCATCTCTTGGCCAACAAACCAACCTTTTTCGAATACCATTTTGTAGTAGTCAAGAAAATAACTAAAGACTCCATTAATGGTTGTGTTCTTAAGATCGACCTTATTCATTGTCTATCCTTTTTCTTTTCTTAAAGGCTTCTATTGGATCACCTGATTGTTCACCACTAGTTTCATTACCCATGATTTTATTCAGTACTACTATCTGATTAGCATACACTTGTTTAAGTTTAGTAATAACTTTAGCTGCTTCAGAAATCCTTTGTTTATTTTTATCTGTAGGATGTACAATGACTAACGGTAAATCATTTAGTTTATCAATGTGTTTTTTCGTATCAATTAAATCTAATATAAAATCTTTATTTAATTCAAAGACATCTTTCATATCTCTAGATTCAAATAAATCCTTATAATCTTTTAATTCCATATGATCTCCTTTGCTTAACTTTTTGAACCATAACACCTTTTTTTGATTGGAGTCATTTTTCAAAAATATTTTTTTTCAAAATTTCAGTTGCGAGGAAAGTTACCTTGCTGGGGGGCTAACAGCACTACCCATTTTCTGTATCAACAGGGGGGGTATACTGTGAGAACCATCTATTAATGTATTCCTGCCATTCCGTTTTATATTCCTTACGATAGTCATTAACTTGTTCTAAACGGTTTAAACATTCTTCTTGTGTTGCATCCATTAAGATAGCTGCATCTACTTGTAAATCGTTGATGATTCTATCTCTATCAAATGTATTTGGATAACCACCAATGATCCAAGCTGTCTTCCATTTGCCATATCTGGTCTTGATGTGGTCAAGTAACAAATCCCTTACACTGAAGAGATTTCTTTTAACTGCTGGTACTTCTTGATATGTTGGCATAAGAGTGATTGCTTCTTGTAGTTTGTCAAGATCTACCACTATGTCACTGTATCCTTTGTTCTCTTTAACATATGTAGTCTTACCGCTTAAAGGTGGACCAAATATTAAGATAACTTCTTTATGTGTAATAAACCTACCATGTTCTTCATTGTGACATTTATGACAAATAACCTCTACATTATCTTTATTGAGTGATTTGGAATAATCATCATAATCACTACCTTTTAAGTGTTTGATATGATGGACTTCTAACTGTGATGTATCTGTAAAGACTGTATCGCATCTCTTACATATACCACCATTTTCTATGATGACTAACTCTCTAAATGCTCTCCATGTTCTACTTGTATAAAACTTATGTCCTGGCATTACCAATTATTCTCCTCTTTGACTTTTAATGCCTTCTTTTCCATCTCAAGTTTCTTTTCCTTGAGTCTATGATCCATTGGATTATCAGTAACAGGATCTTTAGTATCCTTTGTATAATGTTTAAGAAGTTTCCATGCAGCACTCTCTGAAGGTGGATATTTCTTATGTACTATCTTTCTAGTAACCTTTATCTCATTCTTCTCATTGAGTACTTCATTCTCAGTAACTTCTGCTTCTTTCTCTTCATATCCTAAAGCTAACTTGAGCAATGCATCATACAACTCTGGTACTAATACTTGACCTCTATATTTTCTTGCTTCAAATAATGCTGCAGATAAGATGCCATATTCTCTCTTATATTTAATCCATGTATTTTTGGAAATGCCTAATCGAGTGTATATTTGCTTTTCTGTTGCATCAGCATGAATGATCCAATTCTTTATCTCTGGTATTCGGATTTTTACTTGTTGCCATTTAGAGTCTGCCATATAATCACCTTCATTTTTGTTGCATAAGTTCATACCCCATATAGGATTAAACGGTTATCTAATATTTTGAAAAAAAATAAATAACCGCAGTTTCTACTATATTTAGTTCTTATTTCAGGCTCTANAGGATGGAAAGACTGTCCTAGAACCTCAAATAAAAACTACACTTGTCCTCACCTTCAAATTAAAGATATCCATGTAACGTGTCAATCCCATTTTTGCTTTTAAATAAAATATTGTGCACCCATTACTACGTAATGATGATAAAAAAAAGAAGGCACAAACCTTCTTTTATATTATCGCCATTTCAGTTTTACCTTTGATTATATCAATATGCTCATTAATCCAATGTGTAAAGTAAGATGCTTTATTAGCAGGATCTAGATTATTTGTGCTTCTACATTGAACAACATGCCCATTTCTAACTTCAACAGTATAAAATGGTTTCTCTATATATTTCTTTTTTCTGACAAAGAAAATTGCTTTATCTTTCTTAGCGATGGAGTCTAAATATTGAAATACACAGTGATTTAATGTTTTCCCCTCAATGTATAGCTCATCAGAAGATTTTGGAGCAACCAGTACAAAGTCATCATCAAGTTCTAAATTAAAGTGTTTATTAGCTTCAAATATAATTTTCAACATTTTCTTTTTTTCTTCTTCAGTTTTACGTTGCCACTCAATGATTCGTTTTCTTTCTTCTTCATCTCTTTGCTTTTGTATTCCAAAATTAATGACTTCTGCAACATATCTAGGATCCATATCATTAATATTTAATTTTGATTGCCACATCAACAGTGCATTCTTATAATCTTGTGGTGGATATTGTGTAAAATCCATTACAAGTAAAACCTCTTTAAATTCTTCTTCTAAATCTTCAGGAAAAACATACTTGTCTCTTGAAAAATCAAGCCCTAGTCTATCTATATACTTTAAGTACATCTTGTATACTGATAGAAAATCAGTTTCAAATATTGTATTTGATGATTTTCTACCTTTTATATATTTGATAAACTTATGTCTCTTAATTTCAGGATGTTCATCTAAAAAAGGGATCCAAAATGCATGGTAGTAGCTTTCATATGTATCCAAAAACATAAACTCAGGATTATAAAAACCTTTTTCTCTAAGTTTCATTATTTGATGGTAATGCCAAAGACCTTTACCTCGTAGCTTGAAAAAATCTTGATATTCTCTGAAGACTTTAAAATCAATATTTTCATAACTTGATGCTAATTCAGTTGCAAGTCTCATATAACCTGTTTTGATTAGCATTTCTATTTGCCATAAGTGTTCTTTATTCAGTCGATTATTCATCAATGGATATAGGTTTACATATTCTAACTTCGTGAAATCAATGTATTTAAACTCTTCCATTTGATATATCAATTCTAGATCATGCTTAGTTGGTTTGTAATCATTTCTATAAAGAGAATTTGTTGGATGTCCATTCCAACCATAACCATTATTAATGTTAAACCATATATAGATTCCTGTGGTCTTCCATTCAGCCTTATGATAAACATGACATGCGTTATCAGATAAATCAAATAATGCCATAGTAAAGTAATTTCTAACCATAAAATAATTAGTTTCATCAATTGATACAAAGTGAATCTGAATTATTCCATTATTACTATCATATGAAGGCATTGTACTTACTAGTTTGTTGACTTCATACATCATATATTTTTCTCTATCATCAACGATATCTTTCCAGTGTCTACTATGAGGATAAAAATGTTTTGGGTTTTCTTGATAGTGTTTGTAAAACTTTTTAATTACATCTTCAGTTAATCCAATAAATGTTTTTCTGATTTTATCTAAGGTTAAAATCACTATTCATCTACTCCAAAATCAAATATTGATAAAGTTTCAAAACTCTTGCTTTTCTTCTCTTCTTTTTGGTTTTTAATTGTTTTTTCTGATTTTGGATTAACTGTATCTTGTTTATCATTTGATTTTCCAACTTCTTTATCTAAAGCTGCATCTTCCTCTATAAAATAATGAATAGCCCATCCAAATACTATTGATGGCATAACATGTCCTGATTTATTGTTTAGATGATCTTTAGCTTTTTTCATGATATATGACCAACATTTTTCATATGTTTTTTTATCATCTTCTAATGCTTTTAATAACTGCGGATCAGCTTTAGCTTTACTCTCAATATAACTTTGAATAGCATCTATGTAGTTATCCTTCATCATTGCATTTGTCATGATTTCTTGTTCATTCATATTTAACACCTTTTCCTTTGCTCGGATTTAATCTTTTTATTTCAAACTTTTTTAATGCTTTACTAACTAACTGTTGAGATACATTACATTTTCTTGATATCTCACGAATAGAGTATTTTTTATCAACATACATTTTCTTTAGTTTTGTATAATTTCCTTGTCTCAAAAATGGATGTTCAATCTTGATTTTTAGTTCTCTGAGTTTTTCATAAATAGCTGGAATACTCACATAATGTCTTTCAGCTATTTGTTTAGGAGTTAGTCCATTTTCATACTGTATTCTTATAGTTTGCTCATGAAGTTCTATCTTCTTATTCATCTAGATTCACCTCATCAGTGAGCTCATAGATCCTAGAGAGTAATCTTTCAACATATTTCTTATCAGATATCTTTTGCTGGTACTTCTTACCAAGTTCTATGATGCTATAGTTTGATGTAATGATTGTTAGATGCCTATGAGTTAATCGATACTGTAATATTGGCATCAATACTTCTGTGAAAAACCATTCAGAGTTGTATTCAGCTCCAAGATCATCAATTACCAACAAATCAGAGTTATTAAGGATTTGAATTCTTGTTTCTAGATTATCGAAGTCCTTTGCTACTCTTGCGAAGCTAGGAGCAAATAGAAATGCTCCTTTAGTGCCTCTATCAATGAGTTCATTAGTGATTGCATTAGCAAGATATGTTTTACCAACTTGAAATTGTTTTGAATGAATGTACAATCCACGATTTTTATCATTCTTTTTGTCAACAATTCCAACTGCTAGTTTATAAGCTCTTTTGCGGTTCATGTTATCGAGTTTAAAGTCTGATAAAGATGCTTTTAGATCTCTTGAGTCATCACCAAAGAGTTTTATAGAGTTTTGTCTTTGTATTTCTAGTTGCTTTTCTTTAGTGTCTACAAAGACTATTTCTAGATAAGGTTC